TTAATTTTTAATATTATCCAGTATAACATTTATTACTTCTGCTGCTTGTAATGTACCATCAACAACAAAGTCTGCATCAGGTTTAATTGTTTCAAGCATATTAAGATAACCACGCCTACCTCTAGATGTGTAATTTTTCATATCAGATAAAATATCCTCCGTTGAGCTATTGCAAAAATCTCTAGTTACTCTCCTTGCCAAAGCAATGTCTAATGGAGTATCAATAAATATGGAGAAATCAATGAATTTACTTACTTGACCATGTTTATAAGAAAATGGAAAGTCTAAGATTATATAATCAAGCGATTCCGTTAATAAAACTTGTAAGTCCTTTATTAAAGGACTTACATCCCAATCATTAGCGTCTCCGCCATTATCTACCCAGTTAATAATATCATCTGGACCATTGAAATCATATTCATCAAAGAACAGTACCTTAGAATTATGTAATTTCTGATTTAGAAGTTTTGTTATTGTTGTTTTTCCACCACCAGATACAGCAGAAATGGTAATAACAAATGGTGTTTTTTCTTTTATCATATTGTCTCCATTCACTTTAATAATATATTTATTCTTTATTAATCCAAATTTCTCCTGCTTGCGCTAAGCTGCCCTGTTTATTATATAAGAACAAATTCAGCTCAACGCTTGGGGGAACTGCATCAATTGTTCAATAAGCGCAGTTATATAGGGATTACCTGATAGTTAGTAAATAAAGCCTATGACTTTTTTTATAGAAGCTTTAATTAGTCAAATTTTAGACTACTAAGTACAAGCCATTACATTATATAGATTGATGAGGCGATGACAACATGAAGGTCAACATTATCGAGGGTCCTAATACGAATAAAGTTATCCAAGATTGCTATCATTTCGATACATTAGGATTAAGAGAAGTAAACGTTGTAAAACCAACATACTATACTTATTTGATAATTAGGTTCGCTAATTCGGATTTAAACATCACAAGCATCGCCTTTTTAAGTAATAATTAATATTTATACGATTAATTTATAAAAATGTTTCATAAATTAACACAAAGAAAGAGGGAAGGAAAATAAAAGCTATAACAATTAGGCAACCTTGGGCAACGTTGATTGCTCTTGGTGGAAAAGAATTCGAAACGAGATCTTGGCAAACTAAGTATCTTGGAAAATTGGCAATACATGCCGGTAAGAGTGTAGATAAGGAAGCATGGCATCATAAAAGAAATACAAAAAACATTAATAAAACATGGGATAAAACTAATCAGTGATTTGCCTATTGGATTCATAATTGCTATTGGTGAATTAGCAGATTGTCAAAGGTTTATAGGTGATTATGGATACTTTGCAAGAACCGAAAAAGCATAAATCAGTGAGAAAGAATATCTATTTGGGGATTTTAGTGAAGGGCGATATGGATGGAGGATATCTTCTGTAATACAAATAGAGCCTATTCAGAAAAAGGACAGTTAAGCCTATGGGAGTGGAATGAAAGAAATGATGGATTACCCAGTATTCTAGATTAACAGATTAATAATGTAAGGGAAGTGATCCTCATGAGACTTAAAGAATTAGAGATAAATACTAGTACAATGCGCCTAGAAGTTGATATAATGGAACAAAAAGGAATCTTTGCCATTGTTGTGTGTGATGGAGGAGCTAAGCTTACTAGGCTACCGGAACATGGGGAGACAAAAATCATTACTCATCAAGGTAAAGTTAAAAGGGTAAAGTTTGATGAAGGAGAAGAATTTTAATAATAAGAGTAAAAGAACAAGATATGATGAACTGGATACTAAAAATTACTTGAAAAAGGTTGAAAAAAATTATTGAAAATAAATATATATAATAATAAAGGGAAACTTAAATTCAAGGAGTATATGGAAACCCATCATCAAAAGGATGAAATACTCATGATGGCAAATGAGTTAGAATTAAATTTAGAACATAGTAAGGAATATAATATGACTTTAATAGGTTTATTAATTCCACTAATTAGTGTTTTTCTCACTTTTTTTTCTTCGTACTTATTGTTTATTGGGAAAGTAGACTTTGATTTAGCAATTAAATCTATCGAATTAAGAGAAGAGTATCAGCCAATTAATATGGGAGCAATTCTTACGTATTTTGCCATAATATGGGGTTCATCATATTTTGTATTAAGTGTGTTGGCCTTTTTTTGGTTGTTTTTAACACCGAGAAGGAATATAGCATATTTAGCTGTACTAAAAACATTTGAATAATAGTTCTACCAGTCATCAGGAGACCACTGAACAAGCGGTTAATACCGTTTGTTCAGTGGTCTCTTTAAGTAATTTAACATAGGTTAAAAGGTTTATTTTTGGTATAATAAAGAAAAGTGGTTCATTTTATTGCAATTATTTTGGTGCTTTAAAGGGGATAAATTTGAAGTTACACTATTATATGGTAAATCTACTGTTTATAGTAATTTTTGTTCTAGGCTTAGTTGAGAGTATACATACTGGTGATTTTAAAGGGATATATATATTTATTATGTTGGGTATTTTAGTAATAGTTAATTTGCTCATGTTTATATTAATTAAGCTATTAGGAAAAGGCATCGATTATATATTAAGCAAATATGATCAAAGAAAAATGAAGAACTACAATATGCTAGAATGGATGGGAGAAGCTATATGGTTAGATCTATATCATGATTTAGCTAAGAAGAAAGTGTTTGATAGACATAATATTAGTAACAATTATAATGATATTAAAGAAATAGTTAAAGAGAAATACAAAAGTGAAAAAGAGCTTCGTTCTTTAGAATTATATTTAGAAGTAAGAAATGAAAGCCAAGTACTAAAAACTTTAAATACGGTTACTCAAACTACTTTAGTAGCTATAATAACTTCTTCTTTAGTTAGTTTTATGAATGGCATGATAACATTAAAATCTTCTGGTGTAATATATTTAGTGATTTTTATGGTAGTTTGGATAATGTTAATGATTGCTATAAATTATTTTAGTAAAGAGATGAGTAAAGATAAGTTGCTTCTAAAATTGGTAAAAGAATGTACTAGTGAAATAGCAAGTACTTAGTTGTTAAAAAAAGAGTAAGAGTTCTACCAGCAAACTGGAGGACGCTAAACAAGCGGTTAATACCGTTTCGTTTGGTGTCCTTTTTTTATTTATCCAAATGAGGTGATAATGATGAATCCACTATTAAAAACACAGCTTAAAGAATGGGAAAAACAACATCTTAAGACTCAATCACCTAAGAAAAAATCAGTTGCAAAAAAGGAAGAAGAGCTTTCACACAGAGACTTAGAAGAGCTAATGGGCATGAGAAAGCCTATATATAGAAGACATAATGGTGCTTTAAGACAAAGGGGTATCATGAATGGAGATAAATATCGCAGAATTAATTAGGGATTACCGAATGATGAAAAGAGAAATTGAAAGGCTGCAAAGAATTATTTATGGGAAATCTGTACCTATGCGATCCTGGGGAGTGGCTCAATATGGTGTTGAAGCAACATTACCTCATGGGAGTTCTGGCAAAAGCTAAGCAGAATTGAGGGACATGGATATTCGAGAACAGAAACAAATAATGCGATTGCGAGAATATCAACGAAAAGTATTCGCCATTGAAAGCGCTGGAGAATTCTTAGACAAAGAAATATTGAAAATTGTTTATGATTGTATGCTAAACGGAATGACTCGGAAGCAAATAGCGGTACATTTAGAGATTTCTAGAGATTCTGTTGATAAATTAAGAGCTGATATAAAGGCGCAAATCGGCACAAATACGACTTTTTCCAAACTTTTGCATGGTGAAAAATCGGCAGTGTAAAATGGAAGGCAGGATGGGGAGGCGGTTAATAAGCTGCTTCCTCTATTTCGTTAGAGAGCATTATCTTCGGTAAAGTAAAATAGTATTACCATTTTTCCATATTTACCCGATATATTATTTGGAGGTGTTTTATGGAAAAAATAGATTTTAGTCCTGTTGGGAATACAGTAAATGGAATGGCTATCCAATTTGGAATAGTCATGATTACTGGAGCAATAGCATTTATAGTAGTTTTTATTTTATTAAGAGCATTAAGATTTCCAAAACAATTAGCTAATTTTCTTGCGACTGTAGCATTGTTGGCTGCTTTATATTATTCTTTTACGACAAATTATTTATCATGGGTCCAAAGTTTGGTTGGATAATAGCAGGAAAATATCTCCTTTTGTCGAATTATAGGAGTTAGAATGCTTATAGGGGGGAGATAAAAATGACTAACTTAGGAAATACACTCAAGTTAGGTGCTACTGTTTTTTCGATTGGCTTTGGATTTTTATTAATATTATTAAAGCTATTAGATTATTACAAATACAAAATTTATGGTCAGTGGCTTAGTAATGCTTCATATGAACAAATAGATGCAGTGTTTGCTGCAAGCGGTATACATGATATGATTTTCAAATGCTCTATAGTATTAGGGATCGTTGGTATAATTATTTCTTTCTCAACCATTTCACAAGTTAATAGCAAATCAAGATGAATAAAAAAATTATTTAAGAGTCCCTGCGGCTCTTTTTTTGTTCAAAACAATATAACGAAAGGAGTGGTGGTGATGTAAATGGCGAGAGCAAGAGATCCAAACAGAGATAAAGCGTATAATTTATGGAAAGAACGCAACGGAGAAATAACAAATAGAGAAGATAGCAAATCAACTCGATATAGACGAGAAGAAAGTGGCTGTCTGGAAGTCTCGTGATAAATGGGGACAGGATAACAAAGACAATGTTGTACAACAAAAGAATAACAAACAGCAAAAGCTGCAGAGAAAACAGAATAGTGAAAAACAGGAACCTTTATTAACTCGGACGAACTAACGGACAAACAAAGGCTTTTTTGCATTTATCATCTTAAATACTTTAATGCTACTAAGGCCTATCAAAAGGCTTACGGTTGTGCTTATTCGACTGCTATGGTAGAAGGGCACCGCCATCTAAGAAATCCTAAGATTGCAAGAGAAATTGATAGAATAAAAGAAGAACAAATGAATGAGTTGAAGCTAGGTGCTAAAGATGTACTTCAAAAATACATTGATATAGCTTTCGCAGATGCAACAGACTTTGCAAAATTCGGTAAAAAAGAAGTCAAGCGATGGGAGCCTTTGGTCCTTTGGAAGATGAAGATGGCAATCCAATCATGGTAGAAGTGAACTACATTGATTTTATAGATTCATCTAAAACAGTTATCATAACCAACGAGGATGAAATGAGGAAGGTATTAGAAGATGAATCTAATTAAGATAACCGACCTCATCAATAAGAACTTCTACTCCTTATGGTTAGCCGAACAGTCTCATATAATTGCTAAAGGCGGACGTTCTTCCATGAAATCGTCTGTAATTAGCTTAAAGCTTGTTACGGATTTCCTTAATGATCCATTAGGCAATGTTGTATGTTTAAGAAAAGTCGGTAAGTACTTATCAACTTCTATTTACGAACAAATAAAATGGGCCATTTATATGCTAAAAGTAGAAGAGGAATTTTACTTTGGTAAGAGTCTACTAATGATAAAGCATAAGGCAACAAATACAGCCTTTTATTTCTATGGCTGTGATGATAAATGGTATACAACATGAACCATTTCAAAAAGTTAAGCGAATTACCAACTAATGATGATATCTTAATGATTAGTACAGCATCCGATACAGGGCACCAAGTATCTGCTACAACTCACTTAGCTTTTGGTTTTACTAAGCGGAGAAACGTTATTTTGTTAGATACCTGGTATTATAGTCCAGATAACAAAGTGGAAAAGAAAGCACCAAGTGAACTATCAAAGGATTATAAAGAATGGCTTGATAAGATTCGAAAAGAATATCATCGTCCTATCGATAAAATGACCATTGATAGCGCAGAAGGAGCATTAAGAAATCAAATATACAAAGATTATCACCTTCGGTTAAATCGGGTTGCTAAGAAAAAGAAAATCGATATGATTGATAATGTTCAAGACTTGCTCGCACAGGGTAGGTTTTTTTATTTGGACACAGATAATAACAAGATATTTATTGAAGAGCATAAAAAGTATCAATGGGATGCTGAGTCTAAAAAGACAGATGATCCGAAAGTTATTAAAGTAGATGACCATACTTGCGATGGATTCCAGTACTTTGTTAACGACAATTTGAAAAAGTTAGGACTTAAATTTTAGTAGGCGGTGATTAAATGTTTAAATCACTTATGAGCAAAGTAAAGGGTGTGTTGCAGAAAATGGGGATAGTGAAAACAGTAAAACAATTATCTGATATCAAAAACATTCCAGTTAGCGGGGGTAATGTTAACTTTTTTGCAACACATGAACATCAAACAATAAAGTTAAACGGGTATATCCCACTTACATTTGAGGAATATTCACCGATTAGCAGCGACATAGAAAGTTTGAAAGATAAAGTCATAGAGAAAGTGATTGAATCACTTGTAGGAAAAAGAAGCCGAATAGACTTTTTATTATGTCTGGAAGGGATATGTGGAAATAGTAAAATAACAATTGGAGCAAAATATAGCTAAAATGAAAACGAGGGATAACAAACCAATAGGTATGTAATATAACTAGTAGAGGTGATATTTATGAAAGCAACATTTATAAATGATTTATTGAAAAGAAAAAAACAAAAGCAAAAGAAAGATAAAGGTAACGAAAATTATATTTTTGAAGCATATAATTTTCTGAAATGATAGCATTAATAAATATATTTAAAGATTCTTCCACAAGGAGGAGTCTTTTTTGTAATTATTACAATATTCACATGAGTTTTAGGTGAAAAGTAACAGGTTTAAAGAACTAGACAAACTACCTTTACAATGTTAATCTATTTGGGAATAATTACATATTGAAAGTGGGGAAATATTGTGAAAAAGATTTTAGCTTTATTTTTAGCACTGGTATTAGTAGTTTCTTTTGTATTAACAGAAGGTTCTTCTCATATCTCAGCAACAACAGAGAATCCAACGCCTATTGCAGAGTATAATTTTGACAATGATAATGGAACAACAGTCACTGATTCAAAAGGTTCATATAAAGGTACAGCAAATGGAACTAAGTTAGTCGATGGTCCAGAGGGAAAAGTTAGAAGTTTTAATGGGACTAGTGATTATATTGATTTCAATAAACCTGTCATTCCTAGTGATAAGCAAAGTATAAAATTTAAAATTAAGACTAGTAGTAAAAAAGAACTTGCGGCTATATTATCGCAAACAAATGGGACTGAAGATTTTGGTACTTCGGTGTTTTTAAATAATGGGAAGATAAAATATGTTAATTCAAATGGGAATAAGAATTCCACATGGAATTTTGATATTATATCTAACAAATCAGTAAATGATGGTGAATGGCATGATATCCTGGTCGTTTGGGATGGAACTACAAAAAGTGATGCGGTAAAAATCTATATTGATGATTTCTCGAAACCTGATATAACTGGCAATGCAAGAAAAGCCGTAGAAAAAGGGACAAGTAATTTACGAATTGGTAGAAAAGCTGTCACTAAAGATGTTGCTACTAGTTATTACTTTGAAGGACAATTAGATAGTATTCAAATTTTTAACGATGTAATTGAACCAAGTAAAGAACAGCATACTTCGAAGTCAAAATTGTATGTAGGTAATAAATCTTTCTACAAACTAACTTCAAATGGTGAAGTTTATGCATGGGGAGAAAATAGCTATGGTCAACTAGGTTTAGGTGATACAAGTAAAAGAACATTGTCTAAAAAAGAGAAAATAAATCTTCCAGAAAAAGTTACAGATATATCTGTTGGACAAAATTTTGTAATTGCATTAGGTGAAAGTGGAAAAGTATATGGTTGGGGAGATAATTCTTCTGGGGTATTATCTGATGAAATAGGTAGTATTAAGAGTCCAGTAGAAGTAGAATCTGAAATATCCGAAATCGTTAGCGAAGATTAATAAATTTATAGGTTTAAAGAGTCCAAGAGTCCTTATTATGGGGGCTCTTTTTTATCCCTTTTAAGAAGGTAAGTCCATGATTTAGAAACGAAAAATGAGTAAGTTGTTTTAGTTAAAACTATATATTGGCTAAAAGTCATCAAACGATGGCTTTTTATTATGCTATGAAAGGATAAGGGGAAAATGGAAAAACAACATGGATTAAGTTTTGCAATAGGTGTTATTGGAGGGATTTGGTCAGTAATGGTGGGGGGTTTGGTCTAGCTGTATCAGTACTGTTAGTAGTCATGCTTGCCGATTATGTGACCGGATTATTATGTGCATTTGTAAATAAAGAATTAAATAGCGCAAAAGGACAAGAGGCTTTAAAAAAAAGTTGATTGTCCTTATTTTAATTTACTCTTTTTAAACCACAGGCTCTGCCTGTGTGAAAATAAAACTTGTAGAGTCGTATTAGAAAAAAACTCCAATCGTTATAATAGAAGATGGCCGTCAAACCAACTTCAAATAACGAGAGGAGTTCTGCTCATGTCGAGCGACAATAGTTTATCACATACAAGATGGAATTGTAAGTATCATATCGTATTTATTCCCAAATACAGAAGGAAAGTAGTATATGGGAAATTAAGAAAAGATATAGGTGCTATATTGAGAAAACTATGTGAAATGAAAGATGTAGAAATAATGGAAGCACATGCCATGCCAGATCATATACACATGCTGGTAAAAATACCACCGAAAATGTCTGTTTCGTATTTCATGGGATATTTAAAAGGTAAAAGTTCATTGATGATCCATGATAGACATGCAAATTTAAAATATAATCATGGAAATCGAACGTTTTGGGCGAAAGGATATTACGTAAGTACGGTTGGATTAAACGAAAAAACAATTGCAAAGTATATACGAGAGCAAGAAGCAGAGGACCGTTTGCGAGATAATATGAGCAAACGAGAATACGTCGATCCATTTAAAGATAAGTAGGGAGAGTAAACGGTTGGCGGTCAATTTAGAGGTCCCTTTAGGGGCTTCGTTGGTAAAGTGCCCTTATAGGGCGAAATTAAAACCGCCGGTTCTACCGGCGGATACTTACTTGGTCTTTTATATCTTATTGAAATATCCTTGAACGGAACTGCAACCGGAGGAGAAGGGGCAGCATGGGCGTACGAATCGTTAGTGGTAACAATTGAACCAGAGAACGCAACTAATAAAACCATTAAATGGACAAGTAGTAATCCTGAAATTGCGACTGTAGATGATAATGGAAATGTAATTGGAAAAAGTCCCGGGAAGGTCACTATTACAGCATAAACTACTGACGGTAGTAATCTAAAAGCAACAACTGAAGTGACAGTTAATGAAGCAGAAGTAGAAGGTAATAAAGGTATCCTTAAATTAACTACCACTACTGGTGACTTGCATGAATATGACTTATCTAGAACTGAGATTAATAATTTCATAGCTTGGTTAGATAAAAAAGGAGAAGGTAAGCCATATTATGAATTTAAACTAAATGTAACAACTGGGAATATCAAATCAAGAACAGAATATATAATGTTTGATGAGATTGTAAGTTTTGTAATAGATGAATATTAATATGGGTGCCCTGTTCTTCGGAGTAGGGGCTTTTTAATACTAAATGTTCTTAAAGACCTATAAAATAAAAAAAGGCTGCCAAATTGCGACAGCCCGAAACCTTATGTTTAATAAGCTTTTTATTATTATTGAACAAAATTAGATATTAGCTTGATAATGCCCAATATAATATCCACCAGAATAAGTAATACCTTTAAGATACCAAGTAATACCGTTTTCTGTATAAGAATTTGCAAATACATTTTCTGTTTTGTAAACATAATTATCGACTAATGCAAAAGGAGCTACAACTGATTTTTCTGGTTGACTTTCAGTGATTGCTGACGCTGAAGCAAAGGATGGAATGGCTGGACCTGCAAAAGCTAGTGCTGCAATGGCGCTAATTGCGATTTTTTTTACGATCATTCCTAAACACTCCTTAATAATTATATTTTTGTAACGTTACACTATACTAATTCTCTTTTTCTATAAAATTTCCTTGTAAAATATTGTTAATAATATGTGGAAATTCTTAAGGCGTAGTTACAAATATCACATAATAAGTAATAAAAATACAAACAGACTAAATTTATTCATATATACTCTAGGATTTTTCCAGAACATGAGAAATTATTTACTAATTAAGGAGGAATGAGGAATGATTTTTTTAAGGATATAGAACATTAGTAGAAAATATATTTATTTTGAAGTTAAATCCAAGTATCAAAAAAAAGACCTTATTTATCCAAAACAAATAATCCGCATAAAGTAACGGGGATGGAGTTTCAATAATGTACCCTATGAAAAAAAGTATCAGCATGAATGTTATTTACACAGCATTCATGCTGATACTTTTAATAAAATCCATTGATGACTTATGCTCTATTTTTAAATTTAAGAGCTACTAAGTATCCAGTCAAAAGGAGAATCAACACACGTATAATTCTGCCAGCGTATTGTCCCACAGAACCATCTTCTTGATTTGATACAAATTCACTTGTGTAATAAAATAAAATAGTCGCAATAATGAAGTATAATAAATATCCTAAATATCTCATTTTGTGATATCAATCCATCCATTCTTTTTATACCAATCTTTACTTTCAATAACATTTGCTATTATACTTCCTAGATTACTATAGTTTAGAGCAAAATCAATAGCTACACCAATTATTGTTGCTATTGCCACACCTCGTATTGTTTTAATTTTAAGTTTTTTAGCTTGTGATGTGGCCATTTATGTATCAGGTTAATACTGATATGCGAGCAACTCTTTTCCAAGCTAAAAATAAAGGATTTGAGTATTTAGTACCAGTAATGCCAAATGCTTCATTTAAAATCCAATTTTAAAGAGAAAGTTGATAATATGAATTTTATTAAGGCGTATCTGATTAGTATTGTATATTATATAATCGTTTTTTCTCTTGTTTTTATTTACCAATTTGGTACAGAATATATAATAACAATAATTTTTTATCAGGTTATTTATTTAAGTGTAATTGTTATTATACTTAGCATGATTTTAGAACAAATTATAATTTTTAAAAATCATAGTAAATTGTATGTGATGTTCGCTGGATTTTTATTTGGAATATTGATTTCTATTTTATTTGGTGTCTCTAATACAAATAATTTAGAATTCCTCTATAATTTGTTGTTAGGGGTTATATTCAGTGTTGGTTCACTAATTTTCACTAGCATTAGAAACAAAAAGAAGATTAAAAGATAGAGAAAGTAAGCAACCGCCGGTAGAACCGGCGGTTAATTTCCCCTATACGTGTCCCTTTATAACGAGGCCCTTCTTAGAACAATTTCCTGTAAAAGATCAATCTAAATGACGATGCAAAAAATAATAATTAAGTAGCTTTACTGTGTTATTCCGTAAGTTGTCATTAAAATATCTATGCACTTCGTGAAAACCATTGAAATAGAAATTATACTCGGTAAAATAACCATCATTCTCACCTTTTACTAACTTCCATCTACGTTTATACATCTTATTATTGTTTTCACGCATATCTTTTTGTACCTGTTTCATCGTGTGTTCGATTAAGTTTATATAGACTTGCCTAAGCTTAAAGGGAGCTGCATTAGCAACTTTTAAATCACGATCAAGTACTGTAAGAAGCATCGGTAAGTATATAGCATTTTCAAATATGTTTCTATCGTCTTCAGATAATCTACTCATTATTTCTGCTCCGTTTATGCTTTTTCTACATCAACTAATTTTCTAAATGATACGTAATGTATATAATCTTTTTCATCTTGTATACGTAACTGATTATTAAGATAGTCAATATAAACAGTACGGCCAATCAAAGTGTTTATGTATCCATTATTATATAGACTGTATTTAAGAAGCTGATTATATTCCATTGCTTCATGGATCAATACGTCTATATCACTCCACTTATCTTCGTCTAGTTCCAGGCTTCTCAATCTTATTATTTCTCACAATAACTTCTTTTACACCTGCAACATGCTCTGGTAACATAATTGCAACCCACTTCTTAGTATCACGGTCTTTTAAATATCCCTAACTCCTTTTTGATAGGATTATTATATAAGAACAATCGTTCGATTTTAATGTTATTTTCGAACTAAAGTTCTTATATAATAATTGGAAAAGGAGGTAGCTTAAGATGATAAAGCAACTAAAAAGAGCATTTGTGGAAGGTAAACCAATTGAGAGTATCTATATTAAGAAAGATAATTCTGTGTCTCAAAGATCAATTTTAGTAAATAGAGTAACCGAAACATATATAAAGGCATATTGCTTAGCGAGGAAACAGCCACGTATCTTTAAAGTTGATTCCATTTTAGCTGCTTCCTTCAAAAAAGAGCAGGGGAATTATTGCATGCATAAGCCTTTTTGAAAAAACATTTGACTTAGTCATTGGAACTTTATAAACGATGCACAAAAAAAATCCCCGCTCTTTGTAAGTGGGGATTACTATTATTATTGAAATGCAAAGTCTGCTCCGTGCTGTGCCTGTTCATTAGTAAATCCATCAAATACTAGTTGGTCAACAAGTCCAGACTGTGAAAAACTTGTGTAATCCAGATAGCTTTGTGCTGTCAGCTCTGCTTGTTCGTTCCAATCTACTTCCGTGTCCATTATTTCCATAGCATAGTTAATTGAGTCTTGTGAATAGCCTTCAAATGATAATTGATCAGCAAGTCCTTTATGACTGAAAGAAGTGTAGTCGATATATCCTCTAGCAGCATTTAAAGCATTAGCACCTTCAACTCCAGCGGCCGCAGCTTTCTTCTCTGCTGCTTCTTCTTCAGCTTTCTTCTCAGCTTCAGCTTTTGCCTTTTCTGCTTCTTCTTTAGCTTTCTTTTCTTCTTCCTCTTTGGCTTTTTTCTCTTCTTCAGCCTTTTTCTTTTCGGCTTCCTCAGTTGCAGCCTTTTTTTCTGCTGCTTTCTTCTCTGCTTCTTCTTTTCCAGCTTTTTCACTACTATCATTTGTTGAAGCTACTTCTTCACTTGTCTTTTCGTCTGTAGTTGGAGCGGTTTGATCATTATCTTCGCCCATATTTGCTAAGGATCCGATAAGGATAACCGCTAATAACCAAACCCACCACTTTTTATAAAATGGTTTTTTTACTTTTTCTTTTTTTGCCAAGATGATTTCCCCCTAATTTCCTATATTTATCTATCTAGCAACAAGTATTTTACATTTATAGAGAAAATAATACTATAGATTCGACAAAAATAGACAAAGAGGAAATTAATAAAAAAGACCCAACTCGTTTGAGAAGGGTCTTTTTTATTAAGCATTAACCGTCTTTGTTGATTTAGGTTTCATGAATAATGCAAGGCATCCAGCAATTAGTAAAAAGATGAATGCTAGTGTAAAGAATAATCCATTGATTACGAATCCATAGAATGAATAGATGATTAATAAAGCACCACATACTTTTCTAACAATTGATTTTGGTACCCATGATAAAAATCCTACAAATATAGCTAAAATACTCAACCAAAATACAGAAGCTCCGTCATTGGCCATATCAGCAGATTCAGTAAAAGCACCTCCAGCAGTAACAAGTATTCCTGAGATAATACCGCTAATTCCACCAAGTATACTTAGAACAGCAACCCAAACTTTCATGTAGTTTCCCCCTATATAACTATGAAATTATATCTATTTAGCACTATACATTTTATAGTTTAAAGGGAAATAATACTATAGATTCGACAAAAATAGACAAAAAGAAATGATAAAAAAGACCTGAATCGTATGTGAACTGTGCCCCATCTTACGGGATGTTTTTATAAAAGTCTAAAAGATATTTTTTATTCTCAAATTATTCTACAGTAATAATCCCATCATCCAGCAATTCTTTGATTTACGAATTTCACTTGCTGTATCAATTTCTTGTTTGTTTTCTAAATTCTGATCACTTATCATACTTTAGGGTAGAGGGATTTATAGACCAAAATAATAGGAGATAATTGTATATTCTATATAGCTGCCTCCTACATTACTAAACACTATAAGCTGCACGCATAAGAAAAGCCTACTCAATAGAGGAGGCTTTTCTTTTAATTTACTCTTTTTAAACCACAGGCTCTGCCTGTGTGAAAATAAAACTTGTAGAGTCGTATTAGAAAAAAACTCCAATCGTTATAATAGAAGATGGCCGTCAAACCAACTTCAAATAACGAGAGGAGTTCTGCTCATGTCGAGCGACAATAGTTTATCACATACAAGATGGAATTGTAAGTATCATATCGTATTTATTCCCAAATACAGAAGGAAAGTAGTATATGGGAAATTAAGAAAAGATATAGGTGCTATATTGAGAAAACTATGTGAAATGAAAGATGTAGAAATAATGGAAGCACATGCCATGCCAGATCATATACACATGCTGGTAAAAATACCACCGAAAATGTCTGTTTCGTATTTCATGGGATATTTAAAAGGTAAAAGTTCATTGATGATCCATGATAGACATGCAAATTTAAAATATAATCATGGAAATCGAACGTTTTGGGCGAAAGGATATTACGTAAGTACGGTTGGATTAAACGAAAAAACAATTGCAAAGTATATACGAGAGCAAGAAGCAGAGGACCGTTTGCGAGATAATATGAGCAAACGAGAATACGTCGATCCATTTAAAGATAAGTAGGGAGAGTAAACGGTTGGCGGTCAATTTAGAGGTCCCTTTAGGGGCTTCGTTGGTAAAGTGCCCTTATAGGGCGAAATTAAAACCGCCGGTTCTACCGGCGGATACTTACTTAACAAACGAACCCGTTAAGTTTAAGTACATGGGAAATAAGTTTGAAATCGATTCAATGAGTGTATTTTTATAGAGAATTTCTTATAGTTCCAGTTGTTTTTTGCGCAGTACCTGAGATTATCTCGATCCTATACTCCTTACCTTTTTCCATCCAATAGTCTAGTGTAGCTTCGCCACCCTCTTCGAACAAGCTTAAACCAGTACCGCCCATAGTGACCCAGTTATTTCCGATCTTTTCTTGCACAGATAAACCTGCAATCCCAGTTGAATAAAGCTTTATTTTACCATACTGTCCTTTACCAACCACAGCTCCTGACACCGCTTTCCATTCAGGCGGACTTATAGTAACACTTGATGAATCTGCATATGCACTTAAATCCACATATAGTGTAGATAGTTCGTTACTTGCTGAAGTTAGTTGGCTTTCAGTATTTCCTGATGCAGCAAAAGTTGGAATAGCAGAACCACCTACAATAGCTATTGCTGCAGTAGCACTCAGAACTAGTTGCTTAATTTTCATTTTTGGGAACACTCCTTTTTTAATAATTTTTATAACTGTTAGTTACAATGTACTTATTCTACTTTTGGTATTAAATACCTTTTTGGGAAATGTTAATTATTTGGAAAAATAGCATAATGAGTAGATATTACTATGATTTTATGGCACCCCTCATAGGACAATGAACCAAATTTGTGAGTACTTTCACTTATACTAACCTGCCCCGTTTGTTGTTATATAAGAAAACTCAACACATTTTACAGTGAATTACATCAATTATTAAATAAGAGGAGTTATATATCGGGAGTACTAGATGTCAAAGTAAGCAAAGCTGAAGATCAATTATAATAATTTTTTTGGACTAATAAATACGAGCCATCACTTCATATAGATAAATGAGGTGATGACAACATGAAGGTCAACATTATCGAGGGCCCTAATACGAATAAAGTTATCCAAGATTGCTATCATTATATTGTAAAGAAATATAGAGAGGAGCAAAATAATCTTGATAGGGATTTACGCAAGGGTGTCGACAGAGGAACAATTAAAGGGATTCAGCATAAACGGCCAGATTGAAGAGTGTATTCAATTAGCTGGAAATGAAGAATACCTAAAATACGTTGATGAAGGAATAACTGGCGAAATAATGAATAGGCCTGCGTTGACTAGATTACAAGACGATATTGAAAAGGGACTTATTCATAAAGTGATATGTTATGATCCTGACAGGTTATCTAGAAAGTTATTAGTACAGCTAATGATTACGGAGACACTGCAGAAGAATAACGTAGAGTTACAGTTTGTCAGAAGTGATTACAAAAACGACGCTGAAGGACAATTGTATTTCCAAGTTAGGGGTGCCTTTTCTGAATTTGATAAAGCTAAGATTAAACATAATACTATGACAGGAAGATATCGAAAAGCCAAGTCTGGCAAGGTTGTTAAGAACAATCATTTATATGGCTACCATTATAATAAAGAGAAAGAAACATACGAAATAAATGAAGAGGAAGCAAAAGTAGTCAGGATGATCTTTGACTATTACACCAATCCTAACAGTAAATTTCAGGGTATAAATGGTATTGCTCTTCACCTGACAGATATAAGTATTCCAACAAAACGTGGTGCAAAGGTCTGGCATCGGCAAGTAGTTCGTCAAATATTGATGAATGAAGCATACACAGGTAATTATTATCAGAACAAATATGATACGGTTGGTAATTATGTAAAAAAACAAGCAGGGGAAAAAGTGGAATATGGAAAAATCAGGCCGGAAGAAGAATGGTTAAAAACGGAGATACCTGCAATTATTTCACTAGAACAATTTGAATATGCCCAGTCCCTATTAGAGCAGGGGAGAAGACGCCAAACAAAAGTTAGCTTTCATCATTATTTATTATCTGGTTTAGTAAGATGTGATCGTTGCGGAGGAACTATGACAGGTAAAAAAACGAAATCACACGGTAAAGATTTTTTTATTTACACATGTCGTAAAAACTATGCTGGTTCAAAATCAAAGGGATGCGGTAAACAGATAAGCGAAAACAAATTAAATAAGTATGTGTGGGACACTATAGTGGATTTACTCAGCGATCCAAAGAAAATTGCTGAATTTAGAGAACAAGATGAAAAGACCTATTTAAAAGAAGAAATGGAATACGTCTTAGCAGAAATAGAAAAAGCTAAAAAGGGCCGCAAGCGTTTATTCCAACTTGTCAGCCTAAGTGAAGATGATGATATGGATCTGGAAGAAATCAAAGAACAAATAAGAAATCTTCAAATAAAAGAAAAGAAGTTACAAGATAAGTATAACGAAATGTTAAATGAAAATGAAGTAGCTGCAGGTAAAGAACCAAGTGTGGTTGCCTTGGAATCTGCGATCAATATGTTTATGAAGAATAAGAAAAACGAATTTTCTTTTGAGCACAAACAAGAAATATTGAGAAGGGTAATTAAAGAAGTAATTGTTGTAGACAGTGAGACTATAAATATACAAATCTTTTAATGTAGTACCCTATTGTAATCAAGAACGAAATCCTTATGCATCTAAGAGCCTTGAAAAAAACCAAAAAAGATGTTTCCTTGCATGATCCAATTGGTCAAGATAAAGAGGGGAATGAAATCAGTCTTATTGATGTGCTGAAATCAGAATCGGAAGATGTTGTGAATACGATTCAGTTGAATATGGAGCTGGAGAAAGTAAAGGAATATATTGATGTTTTAGATGAAAGAGAAAAAGAAGTAATCATCGGCAGGTTTGGTCTAGATTTAAAGAAGGAAAAAACACAACGAGAAATTGCAAAAGAATTAGGAATTTCAAGAAGCTATGTTTCAAGAATAGAGAAAAGAGCATTGATGAAGATGTTCCATGAATTTTATCGAGCAGAAAAGGAAAAAAAGCGAAAAAATGAATAAAAACTTTACATAAGGATGTTCTATAGATTTGCATTCTTATGAGGAAATCGTTTATATAGACACATCAATAATGGTATTTTAAGGGATAGAAGAGCAGCTTAGTCGCTTCGTTTTTTAACATTTGACTAAGCGGCTTATTCTATCTTTTATTTTTTGCATAATGAAGGGATTCTGTATTGTCGGTTGCTACCGTTTTTACAACTTCGCCTTGCCGATTTTTATAAATTTCATATTCACGGTAAACTTCCACTATAAACCCATCCTCTTCTTTTGTTTCTTCTAATTTATATTCAAGATCAGGAGCTCCAAATATTTCATCTCCATTACTGCTAACTTCTTGCTCTTCCTTTATAGCTCCGTAAAAGAGAACATTATTTTTGTTAATTTTTGCGGTTGGTGTTTCTATGTAAGCAATAAAACCCAATAGAATGATTATGGATATTAAAGAGATTTTTTTCATTTTGTGCTCTCCTCCTTCCAT